GAATTAAAATATACTTAACCTTTCTGTAAGCAATAATGACGAAAATGAACGCAAATCAACTTAAAGCAAACGACCAATTCCATCTTGGTATGATTAAAATGAAGACGAAGATGTATATGTGGATGGAAAAGGGAAACATTTACGATTGTAGTAGTGGTCGCTCCATCAAACCTGCTACGATGAAAGGTTTTGTTGAACTTGTAGGCATCAGTAGCAAGGACTTTGCCCGTGTCTTTATCAGTCTGCCTGATGTGGTTGAGATTGGTGGGATTAAGGCGACGGGAGATTTTGATAAGGAGAAATTGTTGGAGCAAGTGTGGAGTTGTATGTAGATAAATTAGATTAATTACAAAAAAAGAAACATTAGATTAAAAAAACAAAGAAAATACAAAAATTAGATTAGAATACTTGATTATTCTTTTTTAATTTAGATTATTACAATACATATATAGTAATAATTTTAAAATTATTACTTGAAACAATCTATTTTGATACTTTTTGATATAATCTATATATAATGTATTGAAATAATCTAATATACACTAATTAAAGTATTGAAATAATCTATATTTTTGAAAAATACACGAACCAAAATAAAATTGAAGTTGAAAATACAATTAATATAAGACTTATATAAGTAAAGAAAATGGAATATATTGAAGAAAGAATTGAGAGAGAAATTAGAGAAGGAAATAGAGTTAGTTGTGCTGGTTGCGGGTGGAGTAATATGTTGGATGATGATGGTGATGATGCCTACTCGGTGAAATGGTTTTCTTTCAACGACCCCGATGTTTATTATTGTCCTGCGTGTAGCGAAATCTGTGAATGTGAGGGTTGTGGGGAAACGGCATTAAAGAAAATTACCAGATATAGAGATTTAGTCCAACCGAAAGGTTGGAGAATGATTAGAATGTGTATCTGCCCTCCCATTTTCGTCTGTGGAGAATGTATTAAAAAAGAAAGAAGGGATATGGCGAGGTGGGAGAGAAGAGAGAAGAGAGAAAAAAAGAAAAATGAAAAAAAAATTGAAGTTGATAATGTAGAATAAATGATTTCAATATAATAGAATGGAATATCTTGGAGATGGTAAATACGATTTTGAAGGTGAAGTATATAAAAGATGTAGCAAATGCTTACTACTGACCCACTACTTTCCCACTTATACTGATTGGGTATTAGTTGAAAACCCTGATGGTTTCCCTAACCCTACCCATATACCAGTAAAAAAGAAAAGAGATTATTGTTTTGTATGTTTAAATGGGAGAGGAATAAGGTTTCCTGAAAATGAATATAATTAAAAAAGAATTAAATTAAATTAAAAATATTTTTTTACCAAAAACACCGATTAAAATAAAATTGATTTAAAATAAAAAATTGAAACAGATTTAATGTAATACTTATATAAGCAAACTAAATTGAAAATGACTGAAATGAAATGCGTGAAATGCGATGCGGTGAATGATGGCGAAGAGAAAGGTTGGTTGTCCTGTGATTGTATGGGTGATTACTGCCCCTCTCACGCTCCAACTAATTCTTGTAATGGCGGTTGCGATTGTGATTGCGAATGCTGTGATTACGAGGATAATTGTGAGTGTTCGTTCCCCAAGTTCGTTATTGAAGACGGGATACAATCCTGCTCCTGCTGTGGATTGAACGACCATTACAAGAATGGTGTGGTAGAGGATTGGAGCGATGATGAGGAGTAAAATGATTAAAAATGAATTAAATGTTGTTATTGTATAAAATTGATTTACTTTTTCCAAAAACTTATATAAGCAACAAAAACACTTAATATTATTTAATCTTGAATTAAGTAATAAAATTGATTTAACTTTTATTAATCTTTCTGTAAGCATTAACAAGACAAGAATAATGCTCCCTGTAATTGACGGACACTTTTGGGTGGAGAGGAATGGAAAGATTTTGGATACTCATTTTCCTTACTACGATATGATTAAGATGTATCACGGTTGTTGTGGAGAGATGATGTATCACGAGGCGGACGACTTTACCCAAAAACTAATGATTACAAGGTTCAAGAGAGAACTAAACAAGGTTGGATTGTGCGAGGATGATTACCTCCATCTTAAAAGCGTGATTTACGACGGTAAGGCGGTGATGAATGAATGTTATTATAACTCCCTGTTGGCGATGAAAGAGGGAGATAGGTTGGTGTTCGGCAGTCTTGGATGGAAGAAGAAGGACGGAAGTGGCGTATGGTGGGAATACGGAGGCAAGGATTACAAGGGCATCAAAGCGTTCTTGAAATGAATGATTTAGGGATTTTAGATTATTTAGGATTGATTTTGTAGTATATACTTTAAAATAAAATAAACAGAGTTTTTTTAATGTAGCACTATTATATAAGAATGAGTTTAGAAAACAGTTGTGCTAATCCCGCATTCCCTTTGCCTATTGGTTCATTAATGCCGTATATGGGTCTTGCCGACAGAGTGCCTCCTACTTTTTTAATATGTGATGGTCGTGCCGTAAATGTTGCTGACTACCCCGAGTTATATAGGGTTTTAGGCGATACTTTCAACGGTAATGGACTTGTTAGTGAGGGTGAGTTTTTACTACCCAAATTAAACGACCAAGAAACCTATTTAGTGCCTAATGGAACACTTAAAACTGACCCAACCCAAGCAAACGCTATTTTAACTCCCGTTTTACATTCCAGCGATGATATACCTGCTCTTGCCGCAACCAACATCCCAATAATGTCCCCTGCCGCATTTACACCTACTTATCCCGACAAACAAGTAGGATTGGTAGGTAGAACACTCAACGCTCGTGGTGATTATCCAGGTGGTCGTTATTACGCAACAGACAGCACGGGGTCAAATACTCCCAAGATTGTTGCTCTTAATTCCAGTAGTGAAGGTGGTTGTTTTTGTAGTATGACGAGTGCTGATTATCAATATGTTAATCCTACACCCGCCTCTCTGGGAAATATTGATTTAAATGACGACCACCCAGTCCAGTATGGAGGTATGACTTGTATTTATATTATAAAAGCATTTACATCTTACGCTCCATCGGCATCTAAAAATGCCGCCATTACCCAGAGTATTAATTATCAAGTAGCATACAAAAATGATGTTGCCGCCAGAGAAACAGCGGTAGATACTGCTACGGGTGTTGCTGACGCTCAACAAGACGCTCTCGCCGCAGATGAGGCATCTGCTATTGCTGATGACGGGCAAGGTGGAGGGACTGAATACGAATACGCTGATGTTCCGCAATTGGAGGGTTTTAGAGTTCCCGCCAACCGTAATTATTAATTTTAGGAATACTATATTATTATAATCTATCTGTATATTATAAGAATGTCTGCTTTATCTAACGAAGGATTAAACGGTTTCCCTATCCCGATAGGAACTATACTAATGTGGGGTAATAATTCTGCTAAACCCCAACTCGTAAGTGATTTAGAAGAAACTGCTGGGTTTCTCGTCTGTGATGGAAGAGAGTTCGCCAAAAGTGATTACCCCGAATTATACGCTACGCTTGGAGATGTTTATAATGCCTACCCCTCCGCTCCCGCTGCTGGTAATTTCCGTATTCCCAATTTACCTAATCCTGATGGTGCTGGTGGATATAAAGGTTTTCTACTTGGTGGAACATCTGCGGGAACTCTTGTTCCAGACAACGCCCAAACTCCTATTGCCTCTGCTGAAATAACCCTACAAGCAAATCAACTACCTACATTCCCCCTTGATTACGATACTGCTACTCCATACGAGGCAAATGGAACTTATTACTGTATTTCATCCCAGTCGGGCGAGGAAATAAATACAAAGGTTTATTCCAAATCTGTTGTTCTTGTTCGTAATCCATCTGGGGACAAGTTTTTAAGAGATGATGTTAATTATTCCTCTGCTGGTGGTATGGGTAATGATAGTATTGCTCCTCAATTCACTTATACTGGATTAGACCCTCCTACTCCTGTTGATATTACTGCCTCCATCAATCAAGGAACTTTTGATAGTCCTAACTTTGAGATTGTCCCTATTATTCGGGCAAGACCATCCGCCAAGTTCAATCCTTAAATGATTAGTGTAGGGTGTATAGTGTAGGGTCTGTTTTCATTAGTTAATATTATTGCTCCCAACCCAATCACCTTATATTTAAAAGTTATTAGCACCCTACACCATACACTCCCTACATTATTATATAGTTATATATATAATGATGGATAATACTGAAACAAAATGGACTACGGAAGTAGAAGAATTGTTAGAAAAATTGAGAATAAATTGCGTCAATTTAAGCGAATATCACCGAAAAAGATACTATCATTTCAAAGGATATGGTAAGTATTTTAGACTACCATTAATAATTTTAGCATCTATTAATTCAACAGCATCAGTAGGATTACAACCTTTAATGGAGCAACAAATAATAAGCGGAATTACTTGCCTAATTGGTATGTTAATGGGTATAATAGGTTCTGTTGAATTATATTTAGGAATACAGAGCAGTATGGAGTTAGAATTAAAACAATCAAAAGAGTTTTACACCTTATCTATTGACCTTTTTAAAATGCTTTCTTTGCGTCGTGAGAATAGAAGTGAAGAGGGCAGAGATTATCTTAATAAAAGATACAGCGATTATATTAAACTCTGCGAAGCATCTAATCTTTTGAGAAGAAAATTACTTATTGATACGCTTACTGAAATCCCACCAGAAACGGTGGATAAAACACCTTTGGGTTCTGTTGGAGAACTACAAGAATACAGAGATGTTCCACTATACAAGCAACCCAGACCATCAATAGAAGTCCATTCTGGGGATATGATGCCTCCAAGAGAGTTGGACTTGAATGACGAAACAAATGAGATGCTTACTCCAACTGGCGAAGAACATTTATAAAAATAAAAAAACATATATACACTTTTTTATTTTTTTTGTAATTTAATATTGTAATTTTTGTAGTAGAATTGTAATTTACGGGATGGGGATTTCACCGATGCTGATGTTCGCCTTACAGAAATCCTCCATCAAAGCAACCTTGATGACCTCGTATCTAATACTCTTGGCGAGAGGGTCAAATATGGGTCTTACACCACGCTCAACGCAGAGTTCAAACCATCTCATCTTGACGATGTTGAAAGGTTCGTAGTCCCAATACCACATATTTCCAGACTTGTCGCCCAACAAATCCATCACTTTACGCTGGATTATCTGCTCCTCACCTGTTCCAAAGTCAAGCATTCCTCCCATTCTGGCGGGAATTACCTTATCCATATTACACGCATCGCAACATTTTCCTCTCTTTCTCAAAGGAGCGGGATTGTTGCCCCACTTGGAGTTGAGAAACCCTTTACAAAGGCAACATTTTCCGCATTCCTCTTTGGGACGGTAGAACTCATCAGTTCTCGCCCAACCCTCCTCAATCTGCTTGATGTAAGGCATCATCGCCTCGTGAGTGAGGACATTATCAACGACAAGAGTGTTAGTTCCTGCCGTGTAAATCTCGTTAAGTGTCTTGGTGGTGTTGGTAGTTGTCGTCATCTTATTATTAGTTGTCGTTTTCGCTTTATATAGTTTAGAATATACTTATATAATTTATCAATTTTTTAAATCAATTTTATATTTAATTATTAAATAAATAATAAATGTCGTCAAAAATGGATGAAAATGATTAAAAATTGAATTAAAAAAAAAATTGAAGTGTATTTATATAAAATTGATTTACATTATCTAAATACTTATATAAGCAATCTAATTAGCAGAATGACTGAATACTACAAAGATTTTAACGACGAACAAGGCGAGGGTGGTTCTACCAGACACGAAATAACCTTACACCAAGAATATTTTGAGTTGGATGATAAGGAACAAGAATACCATATCCTCACCAGCACCAATCCAACCGAGATTGCGTGTATGGATTGCTACGGAATGTTCTGCCTTGTTGCCTTTATTGGAGATGGTAATACGCACGAATACGGCGACGAGGATTTTGGAAACGCAATTCGCTCACTACACCGATACGAAAAAACAAAGGTCGTTGATGGTGAGAGTAGTGAAAAGTATTCTCTTGAATTGAGAGAAAGAGAGGAAAGTAGGCGTTGGTTTTACGAGTTTTGTAATGGTGATTGGGATGAGGCAGAGAGGCAGGTTAATAATGACCCCGCTATTCGTAAAAAGTTCTACTCGTATGTTTCTTACTATTGGAAAATCGTAAGTGATTTAATCCTTTCAAAGGTAAGAAACCAGACCTACGATACTTGGATTGCTGGTAAGCGAGATGAGGTTGCCGATTTCTTGGAGAAAGGAATTGCCGAGAATAAAATTAACGAACAAAAATACAACGCATCTTATAAAAATTACAAACAGACCTACGACTTTATTGACCTCATCGCCAAGTATTACCTTTCTATTATTAAAATCTCGGCGGAAATGATTGAAAAGAAAGGGGTTGATACGAGTGTAAAAGACTGGGGAATTGCTAATTTTACAGGAATGGAGAAAAACAGAGTGATTTACGACAGAGAGGGATTACTACATTTCTACCTCAAAACCACCTTTGGATTAGTTGTAATGAAAAAGTTATTCCCCGATATTCCAAAGAGTATGTGAGCGTGTTTTATATTTACCAATATTACAAAAAAAATAATTAAAATCAATAAAAAAGGAGTATCTTACACTCTTTTTTTTTATCTTTTTCGCCATTTTCAACTCCAACAGTCGCAAGGCAATCGGTTCAACCATTTATATAACACTATACTTTTTCTCTTACAAGAGTTATATTAAAGATTTTTAAACATTTTTTCAATTCACCAAGAGTATAAGACCTAAACTGGGGTGGATGTTCTCGTCCAACCCTCTTATAATACTCATCTAAAAACGGGTATATATCCTCTTTTTTTAATTTAGAAAGCAAGTCATCATTATTTTCCATATATATTTAATCTTTATTATAATAGTTCTTGTTAAACGCTTTTTGTAAGTCTGTTAAATTATCAAATAAATCGGTATTATTTCCCCAGAGTAAAGCAGCAGAAAATAAAGATGGCGATGGAATTAGATTATTTATTAATTTATTTTCCGTTTTATTTCCTAAATGTCTTGCTAAATAGGCAGACCTTTTCGCCTTATCCTCGTGGTCTATATATGTTTCCCCTCCTTTCAATCCAAAATGGAATGTCTTTTTTTTATCTCCCTCCCGTATTACAATCTTAAATCGTTTATAAGGTCTTTTAGAGCAAACTAATTCATCAATTACGATAGGCATTATATTATAATATCATATTATATTATAGACAGATGAAACGAAAAACTTTGGATATGGTGAATGAAGAAGTAGAGGATTTAGTTGATGTTTTTTCCCTCAACGGAAAAGTTAGATTAATTGGGAGCAATTCTCTACGGGCAATTCAATATGGTAGTGATTACGACATCTCTACTGAACTCAAAGGAACAACAGGAGAGAAAGTAGCAAAAGCACTACAAAAAGCATACGAGGAAGCAAAGAAGAACCCCGATTACTGGATTACAGATATGAAGGCGGGACACGATGCCCGATTGGTGTATAAAGGTGATTATTCCAAGAAATCTGTTGATGCTTACTTGAAAAGAAACAAGGAACTTATCCCAGCGTCCAGAGCAAGAGCAATCAGGAAAGCAACAGGAGAAGAAGAAATTAAATTAATTAGGGATTTATTTATTTTGAGATGGAAACCAGCAGATATAAAAAGAGGTTGGATTAAAATGATTGACGGTAAGAAACGATGGTTGAAAGATGCCGTATTAGATAAAACAATATTGAAAATAGATTTATTAGGAAAGGTAGGTAATCAATTCGCAGAGGTGAGTGAGAATTATACAGTCAAGACCAAAGATGGTAAGACAAATACCGTGCCTATTACACCCGAAGAAATAGAGGAAGACTTTGAAGATGAGATACAATATTATTCCAGAAAAGACAGTTTTAAAGCGTTAAAACGGTTATTTTCTCTCTTATCTCACGAAGGA